TAGTCCGCTAAGTGCTTTCGGATGAGGTGCAGAGATGACAGACGCGAAAACGTGGAAAACATTGGATCGTAACGACATGCTTACCTTGTTTGCTGAAAAACCCGCTACGGCGATAGCTGCGATGTTTGGGGTAACACCCGGCGCGGTCTATCATCGCTTGAAGGTTTTTGGCATTGGCGCATCTCAAGTTGGGAAGCATTCTCCCGGCCCGAAGAAGTCGTTCAATCCTCCGAAGGAAGAGTTGGATGCGCTGTACGCCACCAAGTCTATGGCTCAAATTGCTGCTTTCTATGGTGTTGGCGAGACTGTTGTATTTACTCGCTTGAAAGCGCATGGGATTGGGGGTATTTCCCGGTCGGCCAGAATGATTGGTGTTCGTAAGAGCGCAGAGCATGTTGCAAAACTGCGCGAACGCCGTCTTGTCCAAGTAGGGGATAAAAACCCGAATTGGAAGGGCGGAATTTCGACAGAAGGAAAACTTGCTCGCTCCCGCCGTGACTATCGTGACTGGAAACTGGCCGTGCTTCAGAAGGCTGAGTTTAAGTGCGAGCGTTGCGGAGTTGAGCAGGGATCGGTTTGTGAGTGTTGTGGCGCAAGAACTTCGCTCCATGCACACCACAAGGTTCCGTTCTCTGTGAATCACGACCTTCGATATGTTGTTGAAAACGGGATCGCGTTGTGTGGTCGCTGCCATCATCAGGAGCATTTTGGAAAATCGGGTGAATTGCTGGAAACTCCTTAGAGCCTTGCGTACCTGAGAAGGTGACAATCGCAAGGATTGGACAATCAGCAGCCAAGCCGTATATGTAAGGCGAAAGCCCTAGGGATACGGAAGGTTCAACGACTAGGCGGTGAGGAAACGATACTCCGCCCACGAGCGCCCGACACCGAAAGGTGATGATATAGTCTGAACATTACGGAAACGTAGTGAAGTCGAGGATAAAGAGCCTCGGCGGTAACAAAGTTGGTGATTTATAACATTTCGCCCGCCGACACCCCGTTCATGTCCGCGATTGGCCGCACCAAGGCGTCCAACACGTTCCATGAGTGGCAGACCGACTCGCTGGCCGCGACCGACACCGCCAACGCTCAGTTGGAAGGCGATGCCTTCGGGAACGCGACCTCGGCCCCGACCACCCGCACCGGCAACTACTGCCAGATTTCCCGCAAGGAAGTCGTCGTTTCGGGCACCCAACGCGCCATGAACCCTGCAGGTCGCAAGGACGAACTGGCCTACCAACTCGCCAAGAAGTCCAAGGAACTGAAGCGCGACATGGAAGCCATCCTGACCGGCCCGCAAGGCCAGACGGCGGGCGACTCGACCACGGCTCGCAAGACCCGTGGCCTGGAATCGTGGCTTACCACCAACGACTCCCGTGGTACGGGCGGTGCCGACGCGACTGCGGCCACTGCGGCTCCGACCGATGCGACGACCACCAACCAGCGTGCCTTCACCGAAACCATCCTGAAGTCGGTCATCCAGAAGGTCTACACCGCTGGCGGTCAGCCGTCGATCCTGATGGTCGGCCCGTTCAACAAGCAAGCGGTTTCGGCCTTCACTGGCCGCACCTCGGCTCGCCAGAACGTCAGCGAAGCCACCATCCTTGGTGCCGCCTCGCTGTACGCCTCGGACTTTGGCGACCTGAAGGTGGTCCCGAACCGCTTCCAGCGCGAGCGTTCGGCCTTCGTTCTGGACCCGGAATACGCAGCCGTTTCGTACCTGCGGAACTTCACGACCGACGAAATCGCCAAGATTGGCGACTCGGAGCGCCGTTCGCTGGTGGTGGAATACTGCCTCGAAATGCGCAACGAGGCGGCACACGGCGTTGCGGCGGACCTGACGACCGCCTAATGGTGGTGTAGTATGAGGGGGCGGCTAATCACCGCCCCCTTTTTCTTTTGGAGAACGTGATGCGAGTCAAAGTGATTTGGCCTCAACCGATCTGGTTGAACGAGGAAGAGGTCAAGAACTGGCAAGAAACGGACGTTGATGAAGCGACGGCCAGGATGCTGGAAGCCAAGAAGATGGTGGTCATCATGGACACCCCCGCACCCGCGAAGGGTCGGCCTCGCAAGGAGTCGGCAGATGCCTGAACTCATTGGGGGAGGTCAGGGGTCGGCCACCTTGATGCACAAGGTCGATGAAGACAAGTACGTGATTCAGAACGTCCATGACGACTCTGGCGCACAAGCCTTGGTCAAGGCGCTGAATCAGGATGGTCTGAGCGGCAAAAACGACGGGATGCGCCTTGAAAGGGTCATCCCGCAGCATGTCCTTGATCGGTCCTTTGCGGAGGGGTGGTTCAACGACAATGCCGCATGGAAGCGTTGGGCGAACTCGCCCGAAGGTCGTCTTTATGGTGTCGAATACAACGGAAAGGTGAAAACACTGTGAGCAAAAAAGCCGCAGCAAAGAAGGGTTGGGACTTGCGAATCGCCGTTTGCGTACCGGGTTCAAGGGGGCATTCAGGCTTCACACAATGCTTGTCGAACATGCTGATCCACTTCTGCCTGTCGCCCTACAACGGCGGCACCCGCGAAGTCGAGATGTTCAGCGTTTCAGGCAGCATCCTGCCGGATATTCGCCATGTGTGCGTGGCCGAAGCCGTGAAATGGGACGCAACGCACATGCTGTTCCTCGATGATGACATGCACTTCCCCCGCGACACGCTGCACCGGATGCTCAAGCACAACCTGCCGGTGGTGGGGGTGAATTACGTCCGTCGCACGTTCCCGTGCATCCCGACTGCCTACGCAAAGGATCGCAGCGGGCCGGTTTATACGCACATCAGTTCGGGCGGTCTGGAAGAAGTCAGCCACGCAGGGACGGGCTGCATGCTCATCGACATGCGGGTGTTCGACACCATCGACCTGCCGTACTTTGAGCTTCGCCCTGAACCGGGCAAAATCAAGCCGATGGGGGAGGATGTATTCTTCTGCCGCAAGCTGGAAGAAGCCAAGATTCCAGTGTTCATCGACCACGATCTGTCAAAGGAAATCGGCCATTACGGCGAGATGTGCTACATCCATGCGCTTGCCGGGGTTCCGTTTGAAACCGTGATTGAGGCGGGTTTAACTTACCAAATGACGGAAAAAGAAGTAAAATCAGAGCAGAAAGCGGCGTAAGGAGACAAGATGGTGCTGGCAAACTACACCAACCTGCAATCGGCGGTCGCGGACTTCTTGAACCGCGACGATTTGACCAACGTCATCCCCGACTTCATCGCCCTCGCGGAAGCCCGTCTGAACCGTAACATCCGCGTTCGGCAGATGATTACGACGGCTTCCTTGACCATCAACGCACGGGAAGAAGCCCTTCCGACCGACTTCTTGGAAGCCAAGCTGTTGGTCATCGAAGACACCGTGCCTTACGTTTGCGAGCCGGTGTCTGTCAAGCATGGTGCCGATGTCAATTTCTACCGTTCGGCCACAGCGGGCAAGCCGCTCTACTATAGCATCGTTGGCAGCAACATCCAGTTCTCGCCAACACCGGGTGCCACCTACACCGGGACGCTGACCTACTACCAGAAGATTCCCGATCTGGCGACCAACAGCACCAACTGGCTGCTGACGAGTCATCCCGACCTGTACCTCTACACCACGCTCATGCAGTCGGCCCCGTACCTTAAGGATGACGAGCGGATTGCGGTCTGGTCGAGCCTTGCCAAGACGGCCCTGGACGAACTTCAGTTGCAGGACGAAAAGGCGCAGTACAACGCTTCGCCATTGATGATGCGCCCTCGCAGGGCTTACGGCTAGGAGTAGCACATGGCAGATACCACCACAACCAACCTTGGGCTGACCAAGCCAGAAGTCGGGGCTTCGTCGGACACATGGGGTACGAAGCTCAACACTGACCTAGACACGCTGGATGCGATCTTCAAGGCTGATGGAACGGGTACTTCTGTTGGCTTGAAGGTTGGCAGCGGGAAGGTGCTTGACCTCAGTAGCGGCACCCTGAAGAACACCGGAACGCTGACACTCCCGACTGCCACGACTACCCTGGTCGGGCGCGACACGACCGACACGCTGACCAACAAGACGCTGACCAATCCGCTCATCTCGGCAACCGGCCCCGATGCAGACAGCCAGCACACCATCCCCAACGTCGCTTCGGACACCGTGGCGCTGCTTGCTGCGGCTCAGACGCTGACCAACAAGACCATCGGGGATGAACTCCTCAACACCTCCACTGGCGCTCTCCAGATCGCAGCCGGAACCACCGGGCAACGCCCCGCTGGCGCAGTCGGCAAGATCAGGTGGAACTCCACCCTCAACCAGTACGAGGGGTACAACAACTCCGCAACGTGGGACAAGTTGGGTGGTGGGGCAACAGGGGCAGCAGGGAACCCTGTGTTCCATGAGAACGATGCAACGGTGACGGGGGACTACACCATTACAACCAACAAAAACGCCATGAGCGCCGGTCCAATTTCCATCAATTCCGGGGTCACTGTGACCGTGCCTTCGGGTAGCGTTTGGTCGATTGTTTAAGGAAAAGATATGGCATCAACTATTCGTGGTGGTGACAACTGGAGCAGTCAAGGTGTCATGGTACAAGCGGTGCATTCGCAGACGGGTGCAGTTGCGACTGGAACAACGGCCACCCCACTTGACGACACGATCCCGCAGAGTGGCGAGGGAACACAGTTTATGACTCTGGCAATCACACCAAAAAGCGCGGCCAATAAGTTGGTTATTGAGGTCGTTTGGTGTGGTGCGTCTTCATCAAATTCTTATTTAGTAGTAGCACTGTTCCAAGACTCTACCGCAAACGCTTTAGCCACTGTTTGCGAGGCGAATGGTGGCGCGGGGAATATGGTGGCAATTCCGTTGACACATGAGATGACCGCTGGAACAACATCCGCGACTACTTTCAAGGTTAGAGTTGGTGCCAACGACGGCGGAACAATCACGTTTAACGGATGGGGGTCAAACAGAATGTTCGGTGGCGTAGCTGCCTCCTCAATCCGCATCACGGAGATTTCGGTATGACCATCAAACTACAACCGGGTTCTACGTTCGACGGAACCCTTACCGAAACAAACACGGCTTCTCGCACCTACTACCTCCCCAATCAGGATTCGGGGTTGGGGTTGGTGTTGGACACTCCGCAAGCAACGACAACCGGAACTTTCAAGGACTTCACGATCCCGCCGTGGGCGAAGCGCATTACGGTAATGCTGTCCGGTGTAAGCACAAACTCAACCACTCGCAGAGTATTGCGCCTTGGCACGTCGGGGGGGATTCAAACCAGTACCTACACTGGAAAAACTGTAGGTGGTCAGACATCGTTTAGCACCACATACGACTGGTCTGATGGAGTTGAGCTTCGTCACGCAGGGACAGACGACGCCACACTAACTCTTTTTGGCGCAGTCACTTTTACACTGCTTAGTTCAGCGAGCAATATCTGGTCTGTTACCGGAGCGCTTAACCGATCTGCAGGAACGTCAGAGTCCAGTGTGCTTGGCGGTTCGATCACCCTTTCCGGCGCGGTCACTACTCTTCGATTCACAACTGGCACCGGAACTGGAAGTGACACATTCGACGCCGGAACAGTTAACGTCCTTTGCGAGTAACCAACATGTCCAACATCCGAATTGTTTTTGAACGTCCTGACGGTGGTGTGTCTGTTGTCGTACCCGCACAAGGTGCCACGATGGAACAACTGCTCGCCACCATACCTGCTGACGCACTGAACATCAAGCAGGTCACCACTGACGACCTCCCGACCGACCGCATCTTCCGCAACGCATGGGCCTTCGATGCCGATGTGGGGTGCAAAGAAGACCATGCCAAGTGCCTCCTGATCGCGCATGAGAAACGGCGTTCCAAACGCGCAGAAGAGTTTGCACCTCACGACGAGATCATTGCCAAACAAATCCCCGGCAAGAGTCAGCAGGATGCAGAGACTGCCCGTGCTGCGATCCGCACGAAGTACGACGGCATCCAGACCGCGATGGATGCAACGACCACGCCTTCGGAACTGAAGACGATTTTGGAGGGTATGTAAATGGCCGGTACGCTTGTAGTTGATACCCTCAAGTCGGGTACTTCTTCACCCCCTGCGTTTCAGAATACGAGTGGGACTGAGATTGGTACGTTGTGCCGGGCGTGGGTGAATTTTGATGGGACTGGTACGCCAGCAATACGCGCATCGTTCAATGTCTCGTCGATCACAGATAACGGCACTGGTGACTATGCTGCAAATATCACGAACGCGCTGCCTAATGCAAATTATTGTCCAGTAGCTAGTGGCAAGGTGAGTGGTGGGCCAGTAGTAGTAGCGGCAGCTAACACGGCATCAATCTGTATTGTTCGTTGCTTCACTAGCACCACTGGCGCGTTTGTTGATGCTGACCAGTGTACCGTCGCCATCTTCCGCTAGGGATCAAACATGGCCGAACATGCGAATGAAATCCTGACCCTCATGGGCCTCATCTTCGGCCTGTTGATTGCGGTCTTGGCCTGGATCGGCAACCGGGTGCATACCCGTCTGGATGCCCTGACTGAAACCGTCGATAAGAAGTTTGAGCAGATTCACACCGTCCTGAGTTCAATCGAACGCGACTTGCGCGGAGACTTGGTTGATCTTGACCGGCGCATTGCGAAGTTGGAAACTCGGTGTAACTTTGAGCATGGCGTGAGATGAAAGACTGCCGCGAATGTCGCCACAGCAAGCCGTCCTATGGGCGGCTTTTGTGCATGGTGCTGAACACACCGCGCCCGGTGGAGTTCATGCGGCACCCACGTTCGGAGTGCGGAAATGAGGCTGTACTGTTTGAGCAGAAGGGCCAGAAATACGCGGAGTATGACGATGCTTGAAATCCTCGGTTACATCGCTCTAGCACTCGTTGTTGGGTTTGTCATGACCATTTTGTTTGGACGCGGAGACTTCTGATGTACCTCTCGCCCAACTTCACGGTGGCAGAGATGACGGTTTCTCAGGAAGCTGTCCGCAGGGGCATCCTAAACAACCCGACTCAGGAACACATCTCCAACCTCCAGAAGTTGTGTAACGATATTTTGGAGCCTCTGCGGGCAAGGATCGGTCGGCCTATCGTCGTGACCTCCGGGTTTCGCTCGCCTGCCGTGAATCAGTTTGTCGGTGGTTCTAAGACATCGGACCACATGAAGGGCTGTGCAGCGGACATCCTCGTTCCTGGTGTCAGGCCGATGGAAGTCTGCCAGATCATTGCGACCATGAACCTGCCGTTCAAGCAGTGCATCAACGAGTTCCACACATGGACGCACGTTTCCATTGGTGAGCCGAAGCGGGAAATCCTGACGGCAACCAAGGTGGGTGGGAAGACTATTTACACGAAAGGATTGACATAATGGGCATCGGATCGTGGTTGTTTGGTGGCGCTGCGGAGTCTGCTGCGAAGCCCGTTGAAGCGGTCGGGAACGCACTCGACAAACTCTTTACGAGCGACGACGAACGGGCGCAAGCCGCCATCGTCATGGAGCGCCTGCGTCAACAACCTGAACTTCTTCAGGCCGAGATTACCAAACTGGAAGCGCAACACCCTAGTGTGTTTGTGGCGGGCTGGCGACCCGCACTAGGGTGGGTTTGCGTCGTCAGCATCGGGGTCTACTACATCCCGCGCTTTGCCCTTGCTTCGTACCTTTGGGCATCTCAGGTCATTACAACTGGCGTCTGGATGGCCCCGCCTGAAGTCGGTATTGCGGACATTCTTGGTTTGGTCGGAACCGTTCTTGGCTCTTCTGCGCTCCGTTCATGGGAGAAGAAGAACGAGGTTGCACGGTGATCCTCCACCTTCGCTCTCTTGGTATGATACGCACTAGCCGGTCGTGGCGAAGGAACTTTTATGCCCCTCATTCCGCTTAACATCCCGCCAGGGATCGCCCGAAACGGCACCAAGTACCAAGTCAAGGGGCGTTGGTACGACGCCAACCTCATGCGCTGGTACGAGGGCGTCTTGCAGCCCATCGGCGGTTACGAGAAGGTCATCGCCACGCAGATGACGGGAACGCCTCGCGGGGCGATTTCGTGGCGCAACAATGGCGGCGCTCGCTTTGCAGCTTTCGGCACGAACCAGAAGCTCTACATCCTCACGGCCAACGCACTCGCGGATGTGACCCCGGTAGGCTTTACCACAGGGGCAGCAGATAGCTCGTCAAGCCTCGGCTATGGGTCTGGGGCTTACGGCGTCGATTACTACGGCACGGCGCGGTCCCCTCTCGGCGCAGGGACGACGGAAGCCGCCACTTGGTCGTTCGACACATGGGGCAACGATCTCATCGCTTGCTGCACCTCGGACGGCACGATTTACGAATGGACCCCACCGACTCCTGCGGCCCTGACGGCCATCACCAACGCGCCAACGCTTTGCACGGGAGTGTTCGTCACCGCTGAACGGCACCTTGTCGCCATTGGCCCTGGCGGCGATCAGCGCAAGATTCAGTGGTGCGACCAAGAGAACAACACCGTCTGGACTTCGACGGCAACCAATACGGCGGGCGACCTGACCGTGGAAACTGCCGGTCGCCTCTGCTGCGCCCGCAAGGTTCGCGGTCAATACCTGCTGCTGTCGGATGTTGACGCCTTCGTGATGTCCTACGTTGGTCGCCCATTCATTTACGGCGTCGAGCGGGCGGGTACGGGATGCGGCGTGGTCGGACAGAACGCGGCCATCAGCACGGGCGATTTCTGCGTCTGGATGAGCAACCGGGGCTTCTGGATGTACGACGGCTATGTGAAGCCCCTGCCTAGCGAGATTGACGACTACGTGTTCAAGGACATTAATACGCAGCAGTTCGTCAAGGTCTGCACCGAACACCGCGCAGAGTTTGGTGAGGTGTGGTGGTTCTACCCGTCCAACGCCTCCAGCGAGAACGACCGCTATGTGGTTTGGAACTACCGTGAGAACCACTGGACGATCGGTTCCCTCGCTCGGACCTGCGGATTCGACCGTGGTATTTACGAGTACCCCATTTCGGCATCCCCGGACGGGTACATCTACTTCCATGAGTATAACTGGTTGGCCGATGGTGCAACGCGGGTGGGTGATGTCTATGTGACCTCTGCACCCATCGAAATCGGCGTGGGCGACCAAGTGCTTGTGGCCCGCCAACTACTCCCTGACGAGAAGACTGCCGGTTCAGCCGTAGAAGTCACGTTTGCCACGCAATTCACGCCGGAAGGTACGGAGCGGACGTATGGCCCCTACTCTTGCGCCTTCACGGATGGCTACACCGACGTTCGATTCACCGGGCGGCAGATCGCCATGACCCTGACCAATGTGGCTGATGAACACTTCCGCATCGGCACCTTCCGCGTTGATGCGGTGGCCGGGGGCCGTCGATGAAACTCCCGGTTCCGGTTCCTTCTTACGGCCCCGACTGGCAAGCTCGGCAGAACGTTCTCATTGAGCGAGCCGACGAGGAGAACGTCAAGAAGAACCGCGACAACTACATGGGTGACGGGCGGGTGATCCTGACTGCGCCGGATGGTGGGCTGTGGGCGATTACCGTTGATGAATATGGCGAACTCAGCACCGTCAACGTGACAACTGGAGAAGCCGCCGTGCATAAATATGACCCGATCTACGACGCCCAAACGCTCGGCATCGTCAATGGCAAGACGGCCAATCAGATATATGTGCTTGGTCGTCGTGACAATGGATGGAACAGCACCACCACGTTTGGGGATGTTTGCCAGTATCTCGACACTTCGCAAGACTTGATGAACACCCCTACTACCGGGCAAACACTCTATGTTGTCAGCACCAGTGCCAACGATACTTCAGCCGGTACGGGGGTGCGAACAGTCAAGATCACTTACTTGGATGCTTCCGGCTTGCAGCAAACAACGACCGCGACGATGAACGGCACCACGGCGGTAGCCATCGGAACGGGGTACTCGTTTATCCAGTGGGCTGAATCAGTTACGGTTGGGTCGCTTGGGGTCGCTGCGGGGAACATATCAGTGACCAGCACCAATGGAGCTGCAACGGTGGCGACTACGTTTGAGTTTATCAAGTCTGGTGGCAACCGCAGCATGAGCGGGCGCTTCAAGGTGCCTTCCGACTGCACCGGATACGTTCACAGTGCGTACTACAGTGCGATCAGCACTACGATGGACTTCCGGCTGCGGGCAGATGTGGATGCCACCACACGCGCAGTTACGCCGGGAGTGTTCCATTTCCAAGATACCGCGTATCTGAGCAGCGGGCAAAGCCTCGACAAAGCTGAGGATTGGCTTAAAATGCCCGCAGGGGCGGTCATCAAGATTTCAGCCGTACCGGGTTCCGCCCCGGCAGGAAACCGCGCAGATGCCAACTTCGACATTCTGTGCATCGCAGACTAGGAGCCGATCATGGCAAACGATTTCGGACTGTTGAACGCAGCGCCACCTTCCGGTCTTCAAGGCTTCGGGAACGTCAACTATGGTCTTTTGGCCCCGGAGACTGTGGCTCAACTTCAGCAACCGCGCAACTTCCCTGGCGGCACTTACGGTCAGGCGTTGCCCGCTGACTTTGCGCGTTCCGCCCCGAAGCCGGGCGACTACTACGACCCCTACTACAACCTGCGGAACATCCCCGGTCTGCTCGACAACCCGAACTTCTCTTGGCTGAAGCAACTGGATACCGGGCCGATGAACATTGCGCTTCCGGCGCAGGTTGTGCCGGGTACGGAAACGGGCAAGTCGAAAGGTGGTCTTGGTGGCTTGACTGAGGGGTGGAAAGAAAAGGCCGACCGCATCAAAGACCTGTTCGACTTGTCGGCCAACGTTCAGCAAGCCCCCATTTCCCTTGCAGGGGTTGCCAACCAGTTTGACTTGAGCGACCCGAACACTTGGGTGGGCCAGTCGAGGGGCAAACTGAACGAGTGGGAGGACAACTTCCGTCAGACGTTCAGCATCAGCGACCCCAACGCACCGATTGGTGAAATCAAAGGCAAGATCAACGAGTGGGAAGACAATCTGCGTCAAGGGTTGAACATCAACAAGGTCGGCAACGTCAACACATACACCAAGCCGGTGAGCAACGTTGTCAAGAAAATCAAGTCTTGGTTCTGATGTGGCTCACCCATTTCATCAGACTCGCCCCGCTGATCCAGAAGGCACTGGATAGGGGCAATGGAACTCACACCCTTGAAGACATCCAACAAGGGCTGGAAGAAGGCCGGTATCAAATCTGGCCCGCTGAAGATGGTGTTGCGATCACCGAAGTTTTGCAGTATCCAAGGAAGAAAGTGCTTTTTTTCTTCCTGATGGCAGGTAAAATGGAGCATGTACTGGCAAATGCCGGTAAAGCCGAACAAGTCGCAAAAGACCTCGGTTGCTCGTCGTTAATGTTCAACGGGCGACATGGCTGGCTAAAGTCGCCCCTCATGGCACAAGGCTATAAGCCGCTATGGGTAGCCTTTGAGAAAGAGGTCTGATATGGGTGGAAGCTCACAACCTACGGGCGGCGGCAGCACGATTGATCCGGCGATCCGCGATGCGGTCATCTCCAACTACAACTTTGGATCGGGCCTCGCCGCGCAGCCGTATCAGCCCTACACCGGGCAGACGATTGCCAACCAGAACGCGACCCAACAGGCTGCACGGCAAGCTGGTATCGGTATGTTCAACACCGGGCAACAGGTGCTCGGTACGACACTCTCCAACTTGGGCCAGTTCCAGTCGGGGATGATGAATCCCTACGAGAACCAAGTCATCCAGAACTCCATTGGCGACATGAACACGGCTCGCATGATGAGCCTCGGCCAGAACGCAGACGCAGCAACCAAGGCCCGTGCCTTCGGTGGTTCGCGGCATGGTGTGGCGGATTCGCTGACCAACCAAGGCTTCATCCAGAACGTCGGCAACATGGCAAGCCAAGCCCGTCAGCAGGGTTGGGAGCAGAACATGGGCCGTGCGCTGCAAGCCGCCCAGATGACCCCAGGCATGGTTCAGTCGATGTACGGCAACGTCGAACAGCTTGGCAACATCGGCGCGCAGCAGAATGCCATCGAACAGGCGCAACTGGATCAGGCGTATCAGCAGTTCCAAGAGGCACGGGCCTTCCCGCAACAGCAGTTGGCCTTGCGCTCCAGTGCGTTGATGGGCGGGTTCGGCGGGACGTATCAACCGCCGCAGACGGTTCATCGAAATCAGTTTGGGCAGATGATCGGCGGGGCGGCAGCGGGGGCAAGTATCGGTGGCCCATGGGGTGCTGCGGCGGGCGGCTTGCTTGGCGCGATAATGTAAAGGAGCCGTCATGGCAAGTTTCTGGGAAGATGAAGACAAGATGGCGCAACTCGGAGCCTTGGGCTTCGGGTTGCTGCAAGGCTCCGGGTGGAGTACTGACCCGTCCAACCGCTCCTTCGGCGCAGCGTTGGGCAAGGGTGGCATGGCGATGCTGCAACAGGCCCAACAGCAGAAGGCTGACAAGCGGGCGAATCGGGCGCTTGCTCTGCAAGAAGAAGAACTGCTCGGCAAACAACACGAACTGCTCCGCAAGCAAGGCATGTTGGCACAGGCGGGCGGCTGGTGGAAAGACGCTGCCCCGAAGGGTGGTAGCCCGTCTGAGATGTCTGCGGCCTATCGGATGCTAGGCGACAAACTCGCAAGCGCCGGGAACATGGAGTTCGCCAAGCAAGCCTACGATCAGGCGAAGGCGTACCAAGAAAAGTTCAGCGCCCCGATTACCGCGATGGTCGATGGTAAGCCGGTACTCGCGCAGCCTAGCGATCTGTCGGCATCGCCTCGGATTCTGTCGGGCATGGCCCCGAAGCCTGAGTTCAAAGAAGCGCCGTTGGGCGACAAGATGCGCGTCTATAACGCGCTTGACCCGTCGAACGCATCGCAGTGGAATGACTGGCTGATGGGCGTGTCGCCTAGCACCAAGTATATGGCAGACAACCAGCCTAACGCGATCATACAAGTCGCGGGTGGCGGTTTTGCCGCCGTGCCTACCAGGGGTGCAAACCCAACGGCTACGCCAGTCATGCCGCGCCAAGGGATCGGCTCGTCGCCCCAAGATGTACAGGTGCCGAAGGGTTCGCTCCCTGTGACGGCAAGCGGCGCTCTTGCGGCCCCTGAGTCCGTTCCTGCGGCAGTGACCGAGAAACTGGCGACCTCGGAAGTCTTTGTGAAGAACATCGACAAGACGCTCAAGGAACTTCAAAAGGCACCGGGAGCGGTCGGCTTGCAGAACGTCCTGCCGAACCTGCTGATGGACAAGTTTGACCCGAAAGGCGTACCGACCCGCGCCGGTATTGCAGACGTTGGCTCACTGAAGATTCTTGAGCGCAGCGGCGCAGCGGTGACGGTTGGTGAATCGGAGCGTACCAAGCCGTTCATCCCCAAGCCGACTGACGGCCCGGAAACCGTGAAATACAAGTTGGAGCGGCTTCGCGAGATTGCTCTTGAGGAAGCCGAAGCGTTCAGAAAGCAGTACCGGACGATCCCTGAGACTACGCAGCCGGTAGCCCCTTCGGGAGTTCAGTACCGGAGGGAATACTGACATGGCAACCCGCTTTGAAGAAACGCTCACTACGGTTCGCGCCCTTCAGGATTCGGGTGCTTCGCAAGAGATGGTCGATCAGGCCATCTCGGAAGGCGGCTACACCACGGACCGCTTCGACAAAGCCTACGACCGCTTTGTGGTGAAAGGCGAGAAGCCGGTTGATGTGCAACTGTCACCGGGTGGCGAGAAGGCCCGTCGCGTGGTGCAGTCGGTCACGCTCGGCCTGTCTCCGCATATCGAAGCGGCGGTTCGCCCTGGCCCGTATCGCCAGAACCTTGAGGCGCTGCGCGAGGAAGAGGACATTCAGCGCAGACAGAACCCTGTTGGGGCATTCACTTCTGACCTCGTTGGTGGGGCTGTTGGCGGCGCTCCGCTGGCGCTCCTGAAGGCTCCTGCAACCATCCCCCGACTGATCGGCCAACAGACTGCCATCGGCGGCACGATGGGCGGCGTACAAGGTGCGCTGGACGCTCGGACACCTGACCGTGAAAGCATGGCGAGCGGGTCGCTCACTGGGGCTACGGTGGGTGGCGTAATGTCGGCGGGTGCTGGTTTGGCGGTTCCTGTTTTTAGGGGTGGTGGTAAAGCCCTTTGGGGCGCAGTGAATGAAAAAGCAGCGATTGAGAACGCTGAAGGTATTGGCATCGACAAACTTACGGAAGCCTTGCAAAAGGACGGCTACGACAAGGCCGCAATCATTGCAGAATTGAACAAGTACGAGAGCCCGTCGATGTTGTCGCTTCTCGACTTGGTGCATCCGCAGTCCAACACGGCGCAGTTGATCCGTGGTGCAGGGCTTGGCTCTCGCCCTAACCGTGTCGATACCGCCGCGATTCTTGAAGAACGTCCAATCAAGTCGATGCAAGAGCTGCCAGGTGAGGTCACGCAGCGCACAGGTATTCGCCCAATTGTTGGGTCGGAAGAACTTGATCGGCTAATCAAAAACCGGGGCAGCGAAGCGAACAGACTTTACACGCAAGCCTACAAGGCAGGAGAAAACAAGCCGCTGACCGATCCTGAGTCGCTGGCCTTCTTCAACAACCCCTACGTTCAGAAGGTGCTGATGCGGAAGGCACGTGATCTTTACGAGTCGAAGGGTTGGGCGATGCCGGGTACTACAACACAGGTTCCGGCGTCTATCGACCCGATGACCGGGAAACCGCTGTCCTTCACGACGCAAACGACACCGTTCATGGACGTTCGCCTCTTTGACACGCTCAAGAAGGCTGACATGAAGACGCAGCAGATGTATCAGCGCGGTGTAGTCGAGCCTGGGACGGGCGACATCATCGACCGTGCCATCACGGCTGAGTTTGCCAAATCGACGCGGGAGCCTGCACTTGCTGCCGTTCGTAAGGCGATCCCCGAATACGACGCTGCCTTGTCCAAGTTCAAGGGTGATGTTGAGGTAGAAGATGCGTTTGAACTTGGTCGCAAGTTATTCGACATCAAAGACCCCAAGGAATTGAGCGCGGCAGTTTCCAAGATGTCCGCGTCGGAGAAAGAAGCCTTTCGGTCGGCGGCAGTCAATGAATATCAAGTCAAGATGGCGAAGATAGCTGAAAACAGAGGGGGGCAAGCGACTATCGTGGCTGAAACCCCAGACATACGACAGCGCCTTCGTCTGCTGTTCGACAGCGACGACGACTTTGGGCGCTACATGACACACCTAAACAAGCAAGCCATCCTCGCCCGCACCAAGAACCTGATGACGGGTGGTAGCCCTACCACTCCATTGGCAATTTCAAGAGATATTGCTACATCACCTAACTCTGCTCTTGGAGCGGCAGTGCAAGGCAACCCTGCCCCTCTCATCACAAACTTGCTTGGGCGTGGTCTGCGCGGTGGGTTACGAGCGCCACAGCAAGCAGTAGATGAGGCTACAACCAGACAAGGGTTGCAAAACCAAGGTTTGCTTGGCCTTGAAGATACTTTTGCAACCCTCAGAAAGCGCGAACTCGCAATCGCAAGAGAACAGGCAAAGCGCGGGTTGTATTCCAACTTGGTCGGCAGCGCAGCTAGAGCCGGTCTGCTCGGCCCGATTCAGTAGGAGCCTTCATGCCCCCTCCCAAGAAAAAGCAACTGCCCCCTGGCCTTCTGTCCGATCCTCCCGCCACTGAGCATCAGAAGATTCAACTGGAGCGACTGGAGAAGCAATACGGCAACGGTGGTGTCGGTACGGCCACACCGGAACCCGACATGTCTACGCCTGTCAGTGCCTTGCCATCTCTGGACCTGTCGCCCGACGAAGAGATCGCGCGGAGAAAGGCGTTGGAAGCCGCCATGAACGCGGCGGGCCTCTACCGTGGCGACTTGGCTAAATACGTAAACCGCTGGAAGGACTTGAGTGAAGTGGGCGTACCGCCTTGGGTTCTACACAAGACACTCTCGCCGCCGCCGCCTCTTTCGAGAGAAGTTCAAGGGCTGCTTGGTTTGCCCTATTCTCCACGATAACCACGGCGCACCAAACGAAGTTCGACACGACAAGAAAAACTGCAAGCAAGATTTTCACGATAGCACCTCAATCATTTTGTCCAGGTAGTGACGGGCTTTCTTGAGGTCTTCGACCCCGCCCTTGTCCTTGTACCTTGCAATGTACTTTATGACGTTTCCTTGCAGGTAGCAAGCAAAACCTTCTTGATCCATCCACGACTGCATCGCGTCCCAAGGCTGCACTGTCTTGCTGGTGTAGTGGTTTCCACCTACTTGGGTGTTGTTTGCACTCATTTCCCCTGACTCCTTATCTGTTGATCGTACTCCTCACCCTCGCCACGGCGGTGGCACCCTTCGCACTTGGGGTCGGTCAGGCTCATATCGTAGCGGCATTCGGTGCTGCTAGAGTCATCAATCCACACCCAATTCGGGTGTGACCCTGACAACCCATCCATGCCTGAATGTTCCCACCCGTCTTGGACCCAGTACCCGGTAGTTCGCTTTTTTGTTCGGCAAGCGTCGTACCGCTCGCTGCCGATGGTGGTTTGGTGCGTTTCGTGGTCAAGGACTGGCACGATTAATCCTGGAACTGAACCATGCCGTCTTTCACGGCGAGGTCAAGCGACAACCGCTCCACAGTGTCGAGCAGCATATCGCGCTCCAGCTTCAGCCTGACGCATTCAGCTTCCATGACCCGGTAGCTTTCGCACATGATGTTGAGTTGCCGCCCAAGTCGGTCGGCCTCTTCGCGGAGTTCAGCGATTTGTAGTGGGCTCATTTCATTCTCCTTCCGATTTCAGCGGCGGCTCGGACGATTGCTCGGCGGGTGGCAGCATATGGGTCGTTGCTGTGAAGCACGCAACAGTTGCTGACTATTGTTCGCCCAAGTTCCATGCTGTCTCGCGGGTTAATTACCTCGATGCCAATACCCAACTTCACCGCCAGCCGCAGTGCATCGCCGTCGTCGGTAAGGGGGTTCCACCAATCTTTCCAGTGCCATATCCACAAGCCAAGATAATCCGAATAAACACGGTCCAGTTCGTCGCCTTCTTTCGTCGGGTCATAATTCAAGCCCTCCGCCTTCGCAGCGAGTTCAAGCAGCTCTTTGTCTGTCACGTTCCTTCTCCCTCTCAATGCACTTCGCACACACCCACACTTGGTGGTTCTCGTCGGTCTTCCGGTACTCGCCACCCTTTACTGGTGCTTTGTCGTGGTGCTGTTCGCAGTAGCGTGGCGCATGATCCCATCGCTTACCTGTAAGGTAGGTCATTTCACCCACTCCCACAAAACCTTCGACCGGCCAACGGAGCCGTCCCGATCAACCTTACCGCAGCGACGCACCAGCCCACGCTTTGCCATGCCACTCAGTACGCCACTGCAACCTTTCAGTGTGAGGCCAAGGGCTGCGCACAGTTCGTCTGCCGTCTTCGGCGTTTGCAACAGCTTGCGGTAGGCTTGCACCTTGTGTCTCGTCCTGGCCTTCGGAAGCTCAAGTGGCTTCGGGGTTCTACTCAGGAGGATTTGCCATTCGGTCACGGCTTCTCCTTCACTGTTAATCCAAGTCTATTAGCGATTATATGAACCAAGGTTTCCTGAAGCACTTCCGGCGATCCTGCGCCGAACCCGTGCCCATCGCTGAAAGTTATGGTGAAGCCTATCGGGTGTGCGTCGTTCGCAGAGAGATACCGGAGGAACTTGTCACAGGCTGCTCCGCGTTCTTCTTTGGTCACGGCTTCTCCTTCACGAATTCGCATTTCGGGTTGTTGCATTTTGATCCCCGCTCGTGCCTCCATCCGCAGTGGCACAAAACCCAACACCGGCATGTTCCGATGCCGACTGATCCGCATTTTGTGCAACGGGCGCTTGAATCGACTAGCCTCTCAATCGGTGTCGTCACGGCTTCTCCTTCACTGCTGCGAGTGCTTCAAACGCGACCACTTCTGTCTGAATCTTTCCAATGTTTTTCAGGTCCGCGATGGTTCTAAGCGCCGCCACCAGCATCTCGTTCTGCTTGGTGAGGCGGGTGATTTCTTCCTTATCCTTCCGCATTGCCGCTTCAATCAGCACAGTTTCAGCCGCATCGAACATCCCGTGAATGGGGTTGCCGTTGTGATCGTAGGTAATATTCGACATCACCCCTCTCCTTTCATTGCGGCGTCGATGGCGGTGCTTGCCGCCGAATAGCTCATCACTGGCATGCGCCTAAGAATCTCATTCCGATGTTCTCGAACGTCGCGTTCGTCATGATCTTCACAAAGCCACCGATACCTCGCAGCATCCTTCGCATCCTCCGCGCTCGGAGGTGGGGCGGTGAAGAGTGGAACAACAGGCACCCCATTTTTCTTCGACAAGGCATCAAGTTCTGGTTTGCACATGGACGGATTGCTGTGGATCACACCCATCCTTGTGTCGTTGTAAGCGAAACACCAAGCCACCGGCTCTTGAGCTTGCGCCACTGGCTGCGTGGTCAGGTACTTTCTCCACCAGAACCGACTTTTCTCTGTCAGGTGTGGATCGCCAAACCAAACACCATCAAGCGGGGCTGCACCACGCAGGAAAGCGAGTACATCAGCGGTCAATGTAGGCTCTTGCGCCTTGAGTGCAGACTTTCCAACACCACCAAACTCGTAATCATTCGGTGCATCAACTGCTTGCGCCTTCGCGGCAACCTCCTTCATCGTTTCAATCTTGCGATTCGCCTCTGCCAACTCAGCCTTGAGGTTGGCTACGTCGTTACAGAACGAGGTCTGCATTTCTTCGTGAAAGACACGGGCACGATTTGCCTCTGCCAACTCCGCCCGTAGGTAGCTGTTGTGCGTAGCCTCTGCCTCAAGCGCGTAGCCGTTGTGTTTCAGTTCGTCTTTGAGCGCGGCAACTTGCTCGGTCAGTTCGCCAACATCAGCCCACGAAGGGCGTTCCGCCAACTCAGCCTTGAGTGCGGCGAGTTCTACCCAAGACGCATTGTTGTCCTCAAGGCGCAGTCTTTTCGCCTCTGCCAACTCCGCTTCCAACTGCTCGATGCGGTCGGCCAGCCTCTGCACAAAAGCATTGTCTTCGTGATGCACCCGTGCTTCGTCAATCAGGTCTTTCCATTCTTGGGTTGTCATTTCCTCACACCTCCAGATTGCGGATTGCTTCGGCGCAACGTCCGCCTGATCCTAGCCAACCATCAGCCACCTCCGCGCACTGCTCCCGCATGTCCTCGCGGGCGAGGCGGCAGAGCTTGTCGAGTGAGCCAAGTGAAGGACCGATGTACATGGTCTTGCCCCAAACCTCTTCAGCCCATGCTTGCAGTTGTTTTTCAGTCATTTCGCTCCCCTCAAACAAAACCAAGTGGTCCCGTCACTGAGCTGAATCTGCTCGCCGTTCAGGCACCGGGCGAAGGCTTCTTCCATGTTGGCTGCGCTCACCAAACGGTCCTTGTTCTCCATGTTCGCTGCCGTGCTTGATGCGTAGAGGACTATCATCCCGGTCGTACATGCGACGATCAGCGTCCAAGCGAACCGGCGAAGGAAACGATCCACCGGGATGATGGGGTGCCAACCGCTCATGTTCGCAGCATCTACCTCGTCCAGACCCTTGGCGATCAGGGCTTGGTAGTGAAGTTGCTCCGGGTTCTTCTTGCTGCGAATCAGCTTCTGGCGTGTCCAGAAGGCGTGGTCTTGTAGTGGGGTCATGCTCACCTCCCTATGGTTTTAGAACAGCCCGCTGCCGCCCAACAGTTCCGCCCGCTCACGATTGACACGGAGCTTGTTGAACCGCTGGTGAAGCCGCAGGATGATGTCAGGCCGTTTGCCGTTTGCCGTTTCGTGGTCGAGCAGTTCCTTGACCTGATCCTCGCGCAGTTCGGCAATCGCCTGATTGAGTTTGCCCCAAGAGACCAGGGCTTGATTCAGTTTCGATTCCATGTTGTTGCTCCTTTCAAATTGCAGGTTAGAGTAAAACAAACTATGAGTCAAGAACTCTTTAGTGCCTCGATTGCAATGTCGGATAAGTCTTTTTTATCCCTCAGCGCCGCCCAGATTTGCTCGTCAATGGTCTTGTTCGCCAACAGAAGATAGACGAAGACCTCTCTGGTCTGCCCGCTGCGGTGCAGCCGTCCGATGGCCTGTTCAAACAGTTCCAATGACCATGGCAGCGAGTAGAACACCATGCTGCTGCCTCCAAATTGTGCATTTATCCCGTGTCCTGCGCTCATGGGGTGGGCGAGCAGGAGCGGAATCTTTCCGGCGTTCCACCGCTCCAATGCCTTCGGGGCGTCGAGCGTTTCGGCCTCCGGGAACCGCTCGCGGAGCATGTCCAGTTCTTCCTTGTACCAGTACCAGACGAGCGTGTTTTCATGCTGGTTCTCTTCCAACAGGTCTTCCAACAGGTCGAGCTTATCCGTCCCGACCCGGTGGGGCGTCTGGGTCGTGATCCACTTGCCCGGTCGGTCGGGGTCGGGCTGCTTGTCAGATTGATAGACGAAGCCGCCCGCAAGCTGTTGCAGTTTGCTCGTCACCACACCGGAGTTGGCCGCGATCACTTTGGCGTCGGGGAACTCCAACGCCAGGTCGCGCTTCATCTTGATGTATGGCTGACGGTCGGCCAGATCAACGCGCTGCTCGACGTAGCGCAAGGACGGCAGCGAGGCGGTGTAGGTCTCGTTGTCCATCAGGTAGGTGATGGGTTTCAGCTTCTCCATTACGCGGCCTAGCGCCCCTGGCCTTGGCACCCACTCTTGGAACTCCGGGTTCATCATGATGAAGTAGGTCTGCATGAAGGCACCTTTGCTGCGCCCCAAGATCGCCTGATCGACAATCCGCACCTGACCGAAGACATCCTCCAGCCCGTTGGATGTGAAGCTGCCGGTGAGGCCGACCCTGACCCTCATGGGTTCGATGACTTCCAGCAGCGCCTTGTACCGTTCGCCAGAGGGGTTCTTGAGCCGCGTGAGTTCGTCAAACACAACCCCGTCGAAGTTGAGCGGCTGCTTGGCGAGCCACTGGATGTTGTCATAGTTGCACACCACGACACTGGCGTAGGACTTCAGCGCCCGCTCACGTTCGGCAGGAGCGCCGACACAGACGGCGGGCGACATGGCCGTGAAGCCCCATTTGTCGGCCTCTTGGGGCCACACCTCAAGGCATACGCGCTTGGGTGCCAGCACCAGCCACCGCTTGACGATGCCATCCCGGTGCAGTGCGTCCATCGCTGTCAGGCATGTGGCCGTCTTGCCGCTGCCCACTTTGGCGAGGATCAACGACCTGTCATGTTCGTAGATGTGATCGGCTGCTAGTTCTTGGCTTTCACGGAGTTTCATTTAGGTATGCTCCGATGAACTGCGCCGCGACTTGCGGGACGATAGCATTGCGGGCGGCGTCTGTTGCGCCCACTGATCGGGGTAGCCCATCACCCACAACTCGAAAGCGGGACAATGCACTTTTCCAATCGGTGTCCCACGCCACGGGTTGCTTGAACCCCCCCACTCGTCCATCCTCCCCGCGACATGGTTCTTTCCGTGGTTGCTCGTCCCACTTGGCGTCGGCAACAAACCACAGTCGGGGTCTGTTGTGCGGAGCGCCGACGCCCGCAGCAGGTAGACCAAACGCTGCGAAGGCGTAACCTTCGTTTTCCATGTCAGTTTGTACTTCGTCAAGCCACCCGTGACGAATTGCGCTTTCAACCTGCTCCCCAAAAACCGTTGTAGGCTTGCACTCCGCGATGAGGTTTCTCCAGACGGGCCAGAGGTGGCGATCATCTGCTTTGCCAAGTTGTTTTCCTGCCGCGCTGAACGGCTGGCAGGGGCAACTTCCTGTCCAAACAGGTCGGTCATCCGGCCATCCAGCAAGTCGCAACGCGAGGCTCCAACCGCCGATCCCGGCAAAGAAATGGTGTTGCACATATCCCCGCAAGTCGTTTGGGTGGATGTCCTTGATGCTTCGTTCATCTACTTCTCCTGGCGCGATAAGGTTGGCTGAGATCAGGTTGCGTAGCCAATAGGCAGCGTAGGGTTCAATCTCGTTGTAATACACCATCACCCCACTCCTTTACTTGTTGAATTGTCCAAAGCACTGCATAGTTTTGCCGCAGCAGCACCATCTTCTCTGCGAACTCTTTTTGATGTGGCGACACCCGCCCGCCTTTCGGGCGCTTGAGTTCAATGAACCACGTTTGCCCGTTGGGCAAGCACACCACCCGGTCGGCTACGCCCCGATTCGACGGGCTTTCAAACTTGAAAGCCTTGCCGCCCATCAGGTCAACGGTCCAGCACAGGTACTCTTCCACCTCTTTTTCAAGCATCGTTTCCTCCTTTCAAAATATTTTTACACAAAATCCTTGACGGAATCAAGAACTGTTTGCTAAAGTCCGATTCAACAAGGGTTCAGTTCAATCAACGAGAAGGAGGTGGGTATGGCGCACAGTGCTATTTGCGGTTCATCCAATGCGGATCGCCGCAAGGCTTGTACGAAGTCCTTGGAGATGGAGCGGCAGATGCCGCCCAAGGCAGAAAATCAGTTTATGGCTCGCGGCACCCTGCTGCATTCGGCCATCGAAGCAATCCTGAACGGCAAGCCGGATGTGATCGGCATGACCTACGGTGGTCAGGAACTCACCCGCGAACTGTTCGATGAGAAGATCGAAGTCGCGCTGTCCAAGTTGGACGAACTCGACCCCGACGAAGCGATGGAGTACGAAACCGAAGTGGAGGTCAGCTTCGGTGATGCGCTCCCTGGCGTCTTCGGAACCGGCGACTTCTTCGCCCGTTTGCCCGACCGGGCCATCGTGTTGGACTGGAAGTTTGGTGATGGTGTGGCCGTCAGCGCCGAGGGCAACGAGCAGTTGTACTTCAATGCTGCCGCCGCCATGCGGACGGAGCGGACCAAGTGGGTCTTTGAAGGCCATGAGACTGTCGAGTTCGTGATCGTCCAGCCGCCGTCGATGACCCGTTGGACAACGACCGTGGCCGACATCAAGAAGTGGGAGGCCGAGTTCGTCGCAGCCGGTCGGCTGTGGGGTACGGACAAGGCCACGTTCGTTGCGGGCGATCACTGCGTCTGGTGCAGCGCCAAGGCCATCTGCCCCAAGATGACGGGCGCGATGGACCGGGCGCTCAGTACCCAACTCGACAACCTGCCCGCCGAGAAGATCAATGCGTACCTCAAGAATGCTGACTTGCTCGAAAAGTTCATCGCGGACCTGCGCGAACTGGCGCATACGATGCTGGAGAACGGCAAGCAGTTGCCCGACTGGAAGCTCGTCGCCAAGCGGGCCACGCGCAAGTGGGCAAACGAAACAGAGGCCAAAGCCGCCCTTGTGGGCTTGGGCCTTGCAGAATCCGAAGTGACGGAGACTTCCTTGCTCTCCCCCGCGCAAGTCGAGAAGGTGCTGAAGAAGCGCAAGATCGCCCTGCCGGAAGATCAGATCGTCGCTGTCTCGTCGGGTACGACCTTGGCGCGGAGGGACGACCCCCGCCCCGAAGTCTTGGATGTTGGTCGTCAAATGGCAAATGTTCTCAAACTTCAGTGAAGGAAAATCAAATGAGCAATATCGTAGCGTTCAGTGGTGCAAACCTGCCCTCCGTCAATACCCTCAAGGACACGCTCTCGCGCATCGCCGTTGAAGCTGGCCCCGCTGGCATGGTCATCATCAAGATGGACAAGTCGGGCCATTGGGTCTTCGGTGCCGACCAGACCGAAGTGGAAGATGACAGCTTGTGGGCCATCAACCCGTTCAGCTTCGTGCATGGCTTCATCGCCTGGGGCGACGGCACGGTGTTGGGCGAGAAGATGGGCAGCGTTGCCGAACCGCTGCCGGAACTGACCGACCCGCCGCAGGGTGCCAAGAAGGGGTGGGAACTCCAGATGGGCTTCTCGCTCAAGTGCGTCAGCGGCGAAGACAACGGCATGGAGGCCCGTTTCACCACGACTTCGGTTGGCGGCAAGAAGGCAGTCCAGGCGCTCGCCGTGGAAATCGCGCAGCAAGTGGATAAGGACCAGACCAAGCCGGTGCCGGTTGTGCTGCTCAAGCGTGACCACTACCAACACAAGTCGTTTGGCCGCGTCTATACGCCCGTTTTCGAGGTGAAGCAGTGGGTCGGCATCAACGGCGAGAAGGACACGCCGCCGCAAGCCGAAGAACCCGCCGCTGCCCCGGCACCGGAAGAAGGTGGCCGTCGCCGTCGCCGTTCGGCTGCTTGATGTAAGTTCTTCATGCCCGGTGACAGCGGGCATCTGGAAACTACAGCAAGGGGTGGTGATGGCGGAAATTTGCGATATTGACCTGGAAACGCGCAGCCGTTGCGATTTGCCAGCGAGGGGCGCGTACTCATATGCCCGTGACTCAAGCACATCGGTACTCTGCATGGCGTGGTCGTTTAACGACGAGCCTGTGCAGCTATGGACGCCAGCGCAGCCGTTCCCTGAGCGCATCATCAAGCACATCCAGTCAGGACAAAAACTCTACGCATGGAACGCGGCGTTTGAGCGCCTGATGTTCGACTATGTGATCGCCAACGACTATGGCGTACCGGCACCGAAACTAGAGCAGTGGGTTTGCTTGGCGGCAACCGCCCGTGCCAACTGTCTGCCGGGAAATCTTGACGGATGCGGGCGGGCGCTGGATAGCCGCATCAAGAAAGACCATCGCGGCGCTCAGTTGATCCGGGCGCTCTCCATCCCGCAGAAAGACGGCTCGTTCAACGACGACCCTGCACTGATGCAAGAACTTTATGAGTATTGCATACGCGACGTAGAAACCCAACGTGTGATTCGTAGCGTTCTGCGCCCGCTATCCGAGCAGGAGTTGGCCGACTACCATGTGAGCGAGCGCATCAATGATCGCGGTGTCCTCTGTGACGTAGAACTCTGCCGTGCAGCCATGCGTTACGCGGGCGATGAGACTGCCGAGTTGCAGCAGGAGGTCTTGGAACTGACCGACGGCGAGATTACGACCGTCCGCTCGTCCAAGTTGCGCGAGTGGGTGCTGGCCCGCTTGGGGCCGGAAGCCTTGAAGATGACTGTTCGCTATGAGGATGGCCGCAAGCGCCATTCGATCGATAAATCCGTGCGGGCGAACCTGCTCGCCTTTGCTGAGGAGAATCCTGATGAAGTCCCGTCACTGGTGGCAGATGTCATCCAATGCACCGACGACCTGTGGGCGAGTTCGACTGCTAAGTTCAAGCGCCTGTCAGACATTGCTGACGAGGAAGATCGAAGAGTTCGAGGCGCGTTTGTCTTTGCAGGAGGTGCAGCAACCGGACGGTCAAGCAGTTATGGCGTTCAAGTACACAATCTCCCCCGTAAGGCTCTCAAGAATGCCGAGACCGCTCGCGCTGCGCTGGTCCGAGGACATGCAATCGTCCCTGAGTTTGGTAAGCGAACTTCTGACGTTCTCCGGGGGATGCTCCGCCCGTCACTGATCCCGAAGCCGGGCCATGTGTTCGTCGTTGCGGATTGGTCCGCGATTGAGGGGCGCGTCAATCCTTGGCTTGCCAAGAGCGATGCGGGCGAGGACAAGCTGGACGTGTTCCGCGCCAAGAAAGACCCGTACATCGTCAATGCCGCCGCCACCTTCCGCGTGGATTACGCCGAGGTCACACCGGACCAGCGCCAAGTGGGCAAGGTGCAGGAACTGGCGCTAGGTTTCTCCGGGGGCGTCGGTGCCTTCGCTTCGATGGGCCGCATCTACGGCATCGTCGTGGAAGACTCCGACGCGCAACGGATGGTCAATGCGTGGCGCAAGGCGAACCCGTGGTCCGAGGTCTGGTGGCGTCAGTTGGAGAACGCATACACCCGCGCCATGCGGAACAAGGGCAAAGAGTTCAGCGCAGGGCGCGTGACCTATCTCTACGACGGCCAGCACCTCTGGTATGCGCTGCCCTCTGGCCGCATCCTGTGCTACCCCTTCGCCCGCTTTGACGAGGATGGTAGCATCAGCTACCTCAAGGCGTCATGGAAGCCCGCAGCCGACGCGAAGGAATGGCCCCGTGGCCGACTCTGGCGCGGCTTGGCTTGTGAGAACATCACGCAAGCAGCCGCGAATGATTTGCTGCGCCATACGCTGCGGGTGTTCGATGATTGCGCCGTGCTGCATGTGCATGATGAGGCAGTCTTAGAGGTGCCGGAAGCCGAAGCGCAAGCGATGGGCGCGGAGTTGGAACATGTGATGACCACGCCGCCCGCATGGGCCGAGGGCTTGCCTTTGGCCGTGGAGTGGAAGGTCTTGCAGCGGTACGGTAAATGAACTAAAGTAACCCTGCACCCGGCCGGCGAAGCTGATCCCTTTGCCGTAAGGCGACACACCTCCGCCTGCCGGGTGCACCCGTCTACAGAGGTGACAAAAAGAAAGGGGTGTGTCCTTGTCTCCGTTCCTCGAATACCTAGTCGCCCTCGCACCTGAAGGCGAAACGCTCCTGCTCACCGAGCAGAAGCCCACCAAAACAGAAAACAAGTTCGTATGGCCTCCCTGCTTTCCAGACAAGTGGAAGGCGGGCAAGGCGATGTACGCCAACACCGGGTCGTTCATCCTCGACCGTATGCCTGACGGCAAACTGTCGGCATCTTCTGCGAACTGCGAGTATGTTCTGTTTCTTGTCTGCGACGACATCGGCACCAAGAGCAAGACCCCGCCGCTTGCGCCGTCGTGGATCATGGAGACCAGCCCCAACAACTACCAATGGGGCTACGCCTTCAGCGAGCAGCCGACCAAGGCCGAATACTCTGCGGCCATCGAAGCGATTGCGGCTGCTGGCTTTACCGACCCTGGCGCGATCAACCCCGTTCGCAACGTCCGTCTGCCGGGGTCTGTCAATCTCAAGCCGGGGCGTAACGCCTTTGAGAGCGTCCTGACCGAGTGGCACCGCGAGCGGGAATACACCCTTGCCGAGATTTGCACCGCGTTTGGCGTCACACCCGCAGAGGCTTCGACCGCCAGCCAGATTGCCATACGCTTGGACGACAACGGCAACGACGATGTGTTGGCTTGGCTCAACGAGCAGGGCATGGTCCTCGAACGGGCTAACTCTTCCGGGTGGGTCGGGATCATCTGCCCCAACCACAGTGAGCATACGGACGGTCAGATCGGCGGGCGGTACCACCCGGTCACGCGATCGTACTGCTGTCTGCACTCGCATTGCCTCCACATCAAGAGCGAGCAGTTCCTTGAGTGGGTGGCCGAGCAAGGTGGTCCGGTCCATGAGGTCGGGCTGCGCGATGACCTGTTGGCCGAAACCATGCAGCGGGTGTATGAGAAGCTGGAGAAAGGCGACCTGTTTTCGCAGGCGTCTGACGCTGACGCCTTGATTGCAGAGGTTGAGCGCAAGGAACTGGCGCGTGTGGCGAGGGACGAGTGGTTCAAGCGGTTCGCCTATGTGATGGACACCGACGACTATTTCGACATGGATGCACGGGCTGAAGTTGGTCGCACTTCGTTCAATGCCTTGTTCGCCGGGATTGAGTGCAAGGTCGGCAACCGCCGCGTGACCGCCTCAGCGTGGTTTGACGCCCATCGGGAGTTGAACAAGGGTGTTGTGGTCAAGGGCTTTGCCTATGTCCCTGGCGAAGCCGCCGTGTGCATCTATGACGGCACCCTGTACGCAAACCGTTGGCGCGATGGCCGTGGGGCGGTCAGCAGCAGTGTCAGCGCCGAGCCTTGGCTGCGCCATGTCGAGCGCGTCGTGCCGAACCTGATTGAGCGCAACCATCTGCTGGATGTGATGGCCTTCAAGCTGCAAAACCCTTCGGTCAAGATCAACCACGCTGTGCTGTTGGGCGGTACGCCGGGCTGCGGCAAGGACACCTTGTTCGCCCCGTTCATTCGCGCAATCTGTGGGCCGTATGAGCGCAACAAATCCACGCTCGACAAAGACTCGCTCGTATCGCAATTCACCTACCACTATGAGTCCGAGGTCGTCGTCGTCAATGAGCTACGCCCGGACGACTTCAAGGATCGGCGGCAAGTCGAGAACATCCTCAAGCCGGTCATCGCCGCCCCACCTGAGTACCTGATGGTCAATCGCAAGGGGATGCATCCGTATAAGGCGATCAACCGCACCTTGGTCGTTGCCTTCTCCAACCACAAGGACGCGATTGCCCTGACCTCTGATGACCGCCGCTGGTTCGTGCTGTGGTCGCCCGCCCCGCGCATGGAAGAGGCGCAAGCCAAGGCGCTTTGGTCTTGGCTCATGGATCGCGGGGGTTTTGGTGCCGTATCGGGCTGGCTGATGCAGCGCGATGTGTCGGCCTTCAACCCAGGGGCCATGCCGCCGGTTACTGAAGCCAAGCGCCTGATGATTGAGGATGCCCGTTCGCCCGCCGAGCAGTTCGTGATTGAGCAGTTGGAGTCGCGTGTCGGGCCGTTTGCCAAGGGGCTGGTCGGATCGCCGCTGTACAAAGTGATGGACGCGCTTTCGATGATGGCCCCTAACGGCGTCAAGATCACCAACACCGTCGTTCGCCACGCGCTAGAAGAATCCGATTGGGTGCCGCTTGGCGCGATCTACTCCAAAGAGTTGCCCACCAAGAAACAGGCTTGGTGCGCTCCCGGTATGCTCGACCTCTACTCCCGCTCCGAAATGCGCCGGATGCTGGATGAGCCAACAAGCAGCCCGATGGTCCGCGTCAAATAGGGGGAGGGGGTCTGAAATTCTGCTAGATTTTCCAAGCCCTATATCCACCCATTCCGACATTTTTACTAGATTTCGCCGGGAGCCGTTTTGAAACATTTCTACCAAGACATCCAAGGCTGGAGCAATTTCCTCGACCTGACACGTCTGTTAGTGCTTACTCTGCCTGAGAAGGGCTTGTTTGTTGAGGTCGGCACATGGAAAGGCCGGTCGGCTGCGTTCGCTGGTGTGGAAATTCTGCGGCATAGGCCATCGGCGCGGTTGATCCTGATTGATACGTGGCAGGGGTCAGATGAGCCAGCGCACAAGGCAGATCCCATTATCCAGGCGGGGCGATTGTTCGAGCATTGCAAAGAGAATCTTGCCCCGTTGGGGCGCCTGCCCGAATACATCCGCGCAACGTCGGGCGATGCTGCCTTGACGTTCGCCAGCGAGTCGCTTGACGTAGTGTTTCTGGATGCAGCGCACGACTATGAGAATGTGAAAGCGGACCTTGTGGCATGGGCCGGGAAGGTCAAGCCCGGCGGATACTTGGCCGGGGATGATATGGAGTGGCAAGGTGTGCGCGATGCGGTATTAGAATACTTTGAAGGCAAGGGCGACTGGTCCCTTTGCCTAAGCATTGGCCCGACGGGCTATCCAGCGTGGTACGCGAACAAAAAAGCCCGCGATTAGCGGGCTTGTGTTGGGGCTGGCGGGCTTTAGAGCAGTAGCCAGATAGCGAGGAGCAGCAACCAAGGCCATAGGGGCTGGCGGGCGGCTTGCCGGTCAATGCGGGCCTGTAGTTGGGTTTCCACATTGCGGGCGCGGCATTGCGCCCAGGTTAGCTGGTGTGGGCGGGTCATATCAGCCCCCAAGATAGTAAAAGACTCGCCCATCATCGGCGCGGAATAGTGCGCCTGATACCGTTCCGCGTTCAGCAAGCGCCGCGCATTCGGACCAGTCTCCGCCGCACAATTCGTTCAATTCTCGAATATCACCACTGATCCACTGTATAAAAAGCGCGTTCAATTCGTCGTCAGACCATGCGCTTACCTCATCTTCATTCCATCCGCCGGATGCAAGGGCGAATTGCCGCATGGCTTCCAGCTTTTCGGGCGTATCAAGAAGATGCATTTCTTTGGCGCGGTCCTTTGCGTTGTCCCAAGTAATCCGACCAGCATCCGGGCCTAGTTCAGCTTGTGACGCGGAGTAATGGCTAGGCGTTGATTCATTAACGAATCTTGTGATGTCGATTTCCATGGTTAGGCCCTTTCCCCTTCTTCGGTGAATTCGTAGCCATTGGCGGTAATGGCTTCGTCTACGGCTTCGTCGGAATAGGCGCTTTCCCAGTCGTCGCGCCATTCTTTAAAGCCAGCATCGAGCGCGGAGTTAAACGCCGCCAGGGCGTCGCCTGTGCGCTTGAATTCCTTTTCAAACGTAACCCACAAGGCATAGTCGCCACAAAAGCCCGTAGGCGCTTGGTCGTGCGGCAGATCGCGGAGTTTCAGGCCGCGAAAGTGCGCATTCTCCGCGTCTGTCCGGTAATCAATGGGTGACCCAGGGCCGATATTCCAGTCCTTCAGTTCGACTCCGAAATGCGCGCAAAACGTTTCAATGGAATGGCGGTATTCGTCAGACCATCCGTAGACGTCGCCCTGTTTGTACCACTCCCGCGCCTTTTCCTTGGCATCTTCGGAAAGCTCATGGAATTGATAAACCGTCGTTTCGATTGTTCTCATTGAAATACCCCCCAGACAAAAAGCGCGATCAGTGGAAGCCCGCCAAGCAGGCAATAAAAGAGGTTGCGGAGGTTATACATAGCCATACCGCTTCAGAATCGCCGCCCCAAATTCCCGCCGCATGGCCAGGCGCACATCATCGCCAGTTTCGCAGTCTTTCCGGTAGTAGTCCCACATGGCCGAAAGGCAAGCCCGAACTACTGCCGCCCGGTATTCGAGCGGATAGTATTGCCCGGCGCAATAGAAGACCTCGCCATTCTCAATGGACAAGCGATTCTCGATCACCGGCTCAATGCCGCGCCATTCACAGGCGCGAAGCATGGCTTCGGCGTCGGATAATTGGACGCCAGCCCTGCGAACGTCGGCGCGGTACGACTTGGCGTCGCCGTAGTTGTGCCAATCGAAGCTAGGACGGGTTCGGACGAATACGCGGAGTTTGTTAATTAGTGCGGACATGGTATCAGGCTCCAAAGTTAAGCCGCTTCGCGGCGGGTTTGCTGTTGCGCTTGTTGGCGCAGGTTTGCCGCGTGTTGAAGCGTCCATAGTTCAATCTGCGCGCGGCTGATCTTGTTGAGGCTTGCCAAGATGCTGGCAAGCTCAAGATCGCGCTGGGCGCAGGTTTGGAAAAAGTCTTTGCGTGTCATGTTCGGCTCCATGTTTGTTTGACCACACTTGCACTATACCAATCAAAGAATAGTTAATCAAGCTTTATTTGATTAACTAATCATAGAGTGTTTGAATAGCATAGACGCATAGTTTTATGGTGCGATGCAACAGAAAAGAGGCGTGGGCGTAAGCGCACTAATCAAAGAGTTCCGTTAGGGTATTGTAGGCAGTCGGGTAGGTATTGATAGGCATAGGGCTGACATGGGTGCGCGGGGCCATGCACGGCGCGGGATTAGGGTAAGTTAGCCTATGGTTGACTGATATAAAATAAAAAGATATTCAATTGTCACTGTAACGCCAATCCGGCGACAATTGCGCCGCGCAACGTTGGAAGTCGCGCAACTAAAACACCCCCAAAAAGACTGCCTAACTGCCTACCGGACTGCCTACCTTTTTGCCCTCTGCCTACCCTCTTGTGCAGCGCAGCAAACAGCCGACCGCGCATGCTCCTGGCTGTGGAACACTGGCGCAAGGTGCAAGCACACACGCAACACGCAATAGAATCAAAGACTTGCGTATCAATGACGCGTAATCAGTATTATATAAACTACTGCGCTAGCCTGGGGCTGAATGGCTGAACGCCTGTAGCTGCAAGGCTTTCCGGCCTAGTGAGCGTTCGCTTACAACCCCCCACCCATCGATTATTTCGACCGGGTGTGTTTGTGCAAGCCCAAACTCACAGCCCCAAGCAAAAAGTTTCTGAGCAAAAAATTCCTTAGTCCGATAGTTTTTGGCTAAAAGACTCTTGGGCTAACTATTCTTTGACTAACTATTCTTTGGCTAAAAATTTTTCTGCTTAAAATTTTTCCTCGCTAACTTTTCTTTGCTTCAAGTTTTCTTTTATTAAAACAAAGGCTTGCGCCCAACCAGATCGGGCGCTAAGATTCCGGCATGACGAACCTCGCCATCGGCTTCCAGTCCTTCCCTTGGGGTGGGCCTAAACCGCTCCGCGCTACTGAGGCGCGATTGGAGCGCATATACCATGCTGCGTATGCGGGCCTCAAAGGTGACTCGCTGGCGGTGGCGTCGGGCATGACGCCGACCGAGTACCGCAAGCTCCGCGACAACGACCCGCATGTGGAAATGGCCGAAGCCAAGGGGCGGGCGGATAGCGAACTTGAACATGCCATGAATCTGGCCGAGGCGTCACGGAACGGCGATGCCAAGGCGGCGCTTGAAATCCTCAAGCACGTTCATGGGTGGGTGGCGAAGCAGCAGGTGGATGTCAAGGTGCAGTCGGTGCATGTCTCGCATCTGGAAGCCATCCGGGCGCTGATGGAAGACGCGCCAGACACCATCGACGTAACTCCTACAGTATTGATAGAGGACGACCGCGCAAATGAGCGACAACCCGTTTTTGCCGTTCCTGAAGAAGTACCGGAACGATCCGGTGGGGTTTGTACGGAACGTACTGAACCTGGAGCCGCAGGAGTGGCAGAAGCAGTTCCTCCAGCACGTAGCTGATCCGGCCAAGCGGCAGGTTGCTGTCAAGGCGGGCCACGGGGTCGGGAAGTCGAGCGCGACGGCGTGGGCCTGTGCATGGCACATGGTCTGTCGCTACCCGCAGAAGGCGGTGATTACGGCCCCAACGTCGGCCCAACTGTTCGACGCGCTGTTTGCTGAACTGAAGGCCACCATCTTGCGGCTACCGCCCGCGCTGCAAGAGTTGTTTAACGTGACGAGCGACCGCATCAGCCTCAAGGCCGCACCGGACGAGTCGTTCATATCAGCCCGTACCGCCCGCGCTGAGTCGCCGGAAGCCCTTCAGGGTGTCCACTCTAAACATGTGCTGCTGATCGCGGACGAGGCGTCGGGCGTACCGGAGGCGGTGTTTGAAGCCGGTCTGGGCAGCATGTCGGGCGAACACGCCACGACCATCCTTCTTGGCAACCCGACCCGAAGCGCAGGGTTCTTCTTCAACGCCTTCAATAGTGGCGACCCGCGCTGGACGCTGATGACTGTCTCCTGTATGGACAGCCCGTTGGTCAGCCCGGACTTCGTGGAGCAGATTCGCAGCACCTATGGGGACAACAGCAACGCCTTCCGGGTCCGCGTCTTGGGCCTCTTTCCCCGTGCGGACGACGACACGGTGATTCCGCTGTATATGGTCGAAGACGCCCAAAAGCGGGATATTGAGGTTGCGCCCAACGAGCCGGAAGTGTGGGGCTTGGATGTGGCACGGTTTGGGGATGACCGCTCCGTGCTGGTCAAGCGGAAGGGGAAGGTCGTGCCGACACCCCCAACGGTGTGGAAGAACAAGGATTTGATGCAACTATCCGGGCTGGTCAAGGCTGAATACGACACGGCGGCACAAAAGCCGGTGGAGATACTGATTGACTCCATTGGTCTTGGGAGCGGGGTGGTGGATCGACTGCGGGAGTTGAACCTCCCGGCGCGGGGCATCAATGTCAGCGAGTCGCCCGCGATGAAGAACGGCTACGTCAATCTGCGGGCGGAACTGTGGTTCAAGACCAAAGCGTGGTTTGAAAGCCTTCAGGTCAAAATCCCCAAGGAGTCGAACTATGGGGTGGGCGACTCGCTGACGGCTGACCTGTGCGCTGTCAAGTACGATGTGAAGGACAGCAACGGGCGCATCCAGATCGAAAGCAAGGCGGACATGAAGAAGCGACTGCGGCGGTCGAGTGACCTCGCGGATGCGCTGTGCCTGACCTTCGCCAGTGACGCTGCGACCGCAGCTTTTGGGGGCAGCTACAACAGCGGGTGGAATAAACCGCTGAAACGCAACATCCGTGGTATTATTTGACCTCACCTCCCTGTCCGGTCCCCCACCGGACCTTGCCCTGCGTGACTACACCGCAGGGCTTCTTTTTGCCTGAAACGTGCTAAACTCAGCGAAACCCTTGACGGGAAGGCAAACGTATGGATAAAAGCTACGATGAGGAAGCCGTGGAGCTTCTGACCCCCTATTCGGACGAGACTCCTGAAGAACTGGAGCCGAAGGAAGGGATGACCGACGAAGACCTCCAGGGTGCTGTCGCAGCCGAAATCAAGGATGCCGTCGATTTCAACGACGAGTACCTGCAAACCATGCGGGTCAAGGCCAGCCAATACTTCCACGGAGCGCCGTTTGGTGACGAGGAAGAAGGCCGCAGCCAAGTGGTCAGTCGGGATGTAGCCGATTCGATCAATGCCTACCTGCCCAACCTCATGCGGATATTCTTCTCGGCTGAGAAGGTGGTCGAGTACATCCCTGAGAACCCGGAGGATGTGGCTGGCGCGGAACAGGCGACGGACTACATCAACCACATCATCCAGAAAGAGAACAACGGCTTTACGGTGCTGTATTCGGCTTTCAAGGACGCGCTGATCCGCAAGACGGGCATCATCAAGTGGTGGTGGGACGAAAGCACCTGCGTCAAGACGGCTCGCTACACCGGGCTGGACGACATGGCCTTCCAGTCCTTGATGACCGACCCGGAGGTGGAAATTAGGAACGTCGAGTCCATTGAGCAGATGACCATGATTCAAGACCCGATGACGGGTCAGATGGTCGAACAGATCATGACCTACTACAACGTCGAGGCGGCGCACACCAAGACAATGGGGCGGGCGAGGATTGCGGCGGTTCCGCCCGAAGAGTTCCTTCTGGACCGCAAGGCGACCTGTCTGGACGACGCCACGTTCGTCGGCCACCGGAGCATGAAGACGGTTTCTGAGCTTGTGGCAATGGGCTACGAGAAGGAGGATGTCGAGGAATACGTCGAGAACGACATCTTCTGGGACAACGCGGAAGTCATTGAGCGCAACCAGTGGCAGAGCTTCCCGGACAGCGGCACGAACGATGTCAGCACCCGCCATGTGCTGTACGTCGAAGGCTTCATGAAGGTCGATTACGACGGCGACGGCATTGCCGAACTGCGTCGGATTTGCACGATGGGGCCAGGGTACGAAATCGTGATGAACGAGCCTTGGGACGATGTGCAGTTCGCTGACTTCTGCCCAGACCCGGAGCCGCACACGGTCATTGGCAACTCCATTGCAGATCGGGTGATGGACATTCAGGATGTCAAGAGCCATGTCATGCGTGGCGTACTCGACTCACTGGCACTGTCGATTCACCCGCGCATGGGTGTGGTCGAGGGGCAGGTCAATATGGAAGATGTGATGAACACCGAAATGGGTGCCATCATCCGTCAGCGCGCACCGGGCATGGTGCAACCCTACGATGTCCCGTTTGTCGGCCAACAGGCTTTTCCGGTCCTTCAGTATATGGACGAGATTCGGGAGAACCGCACGGGCATGAGCAAGGCGGCGATGGGCCTCAATGCGGACGCCTTGCAGTCCAGCACCAAGGCAGCGGTGGCTGCGACCATCACGGCGGGGCAGCAGCAGATTGAACTCGTCGCCCGCATCTTTGCAGAAACCGGCGTCAAGCGGTTGTTCAAGGGCTTGCTCAAGCTGGTGTGCAAGAACCAAGACAAAGCCAAGATCGTCCGCTTGCGGAACCAGTTCGTGCCGATCGACCCACGGGCATGGAATGCCGATATGGATGTCACGGTCAATATCGCCTTGGGTGCTGCGAGCGACGAAGAGAAGTTGATGGCCTTGACCCAAGTGGCCGCGAAGCAAGAGCAGATCATGCAGTTGTTAGGGCCGCAGAACGTCCTGACCGATGTGAAGAAGTACCACTACACCCTGACCAAGATGACTGAGTTGGTCGGGTTCAAGGATTCCAGCCAGTTCTGGAACGACCCGGCGACCACACCGGCCCCGCCGCCCGCACCGCCCAAACCGACACCGGAAGAGGTCATTGCGCAGGTCGAGCGTGAAAAGGCGCAACTGACCGCGCAGACCACGATGGCGAAGGCCCAAGCCGATCAGGTCATCTCGCAGCAGAAGGTCGAGATTGAGAAGTCCAAGCAGGAAGTCGATACTGCCGTCAAGGTGCAGGAGATGGCGATTGAGCGCGAAAAGATGCAGCTTGAGCGCGAGCGCATGGAGTTCGAAAAGTATAAACTGGCGATGCAGTTGCAGATCGAAGAGATGAAGCTGCAAGGCATGGCGCAGAAGCAGATGATCGAAGCCCAGAAGGCGCAGGAGAAAGAAGATGGCATGCAAAGGGCGCGGCAAGAAGAAGAAATGAAGCACGAGCAAGGCGAAGGCCACATGGCCCAGGCGGTCACAATGCTTGGGCAGATGATGACCGCGCCTCGCAGGGTTGTCCGTGATCCGCAAGGCCGGGTTGCGGGGGTTGAAATTGGAGGGGTTGAGTAGTGGCAACCAACTTTCCTAGTTCGCTCGACACGCTCACCAATCCAACGGCGACCGACACGCTGGACAGCGTAACGGTCCCGCATGCGGACCAACACGCCAACGCCAACGATGCCATTGAGGCGTTGCAAACCAAGGTCGGCGCGGACGGCAGCGCAGTCACTACAAGCCACGACTACAAGATCGCGCAACTGGAAGCGCGCCCTGTTGTCACGGGCGGCGACTCGCACGACCACGCGGGCGGCGATGGCGCACTGATCCCAGCCGCCGGATTGGATACCGACAACAGCGCCGCCGACGGCGACCTGATGAGCTATTCCGCAGACAGCGGAAAGATGACATGGCTCAAGTCCGTGACCTATCAGCCGAGCAGCGGAACGGCGGTGGTCGGCACCGTAACAGCGGGCACCTACGCCAATGCACAGGTGCGGGATGGATCGAGCTGGACGATTCAGGAAGTCGTCGGCGTGCCGGGTTACGACGTCCAGCTCACCTTTGCGGGCGTCGAGAACTTCAACGAAATCCGCGCCTACATGCGCTACCAGGGAGGCGGCTCGCACCTCTGCGAAGTCGGCCTCAAGAATGGCGACCTCGCCAGCTTCACCACGCTCACCAGTTTCAACAGCCAGAACGGCCTGTCGGACGTGATCGTGCAGGTCGACAACGGCCCGAGCTACATCGCCAGCGACGGCAGCGTCACCGTGCGCTTTTATCACCCGATCACCGGCAACGGCACGACGCACTTCCTGTACCTCGACCTGGTGAATCTGATCCTCGCCGTCACTGGCGGCGGCGGAGTCACCGACCACCGGGCCCTCTCCAACCGGCTCGATGCCGAGGCCCACCCGGCCAGCGCCATCACCGTCTCCAGCGCGGCCGGTCTGGCCGCCACCGACCTGCAGGCCGCGCTGCTCGAACTCAACACCGAAAAGATCGAGGGCAGCGGTGTTGCCAAGATCAGCGTCGGCACATCAACCCCGGCAGCACCTGCGGTCGGCGACCTCTGGATTGACACGAACTAAGGAGTTGTCATGGCAACATTTACGCTTTTTCAAGACTTCAGCGAACAGGAAGCCAAAGGCGTCCATCAGTTCGGCACCCATACCTTCAAGTGGGCGCTGTCGAACGTCGCTCCTAATGCAGCAACCGGCGCTGCGCTCTCGGACATCACGCAGATCGCATCAGGCGGCGGCTACACGACCGGCGCTGGCGGCGGCTACACGGCAGACGGCGTGGCTGCATCCCAGTCCGGCGCAACGGTGACGGTTACTTGCACGGACGAGGTGATTACCGCATCCGGCGGAGCCATCCCTACCTTCCGATATATCGTCTTGTACAACGACACAGCGACATCCCCGGTTGATGCTCTTGTCGGTTTCCTTGACTACGGCAGCGCCGTCGATCTGGCCGACACCGAAACGCTCACGATTGACGTTGGAGCCTCCGGTCTATTCCAGAAGGTGATTGCTTAATGGCACACATTTACCAACACACAGGGGAGACGACGACGGATGCCGTCTTCACCTGCTCGCGATGCGGGAACATACTTGGTTTCAACAAGCCGGGGATCGGTTCTCCGACTGCCACCCCGAATGGCGACGGAACCTACAGCCCGCCTGAGAACCCTGACCAATGGAGCAATGCACCATGCACAGAATGAGTCGAGGTCGGTCCACGCACTCCGATAAGTTGGAGCGTTGGCTCGGCAAGGAAAAGGTCGCGGAGATCAGCGCGTCGATGAAGGATTTCTATTGGCCCGTGGCGATCCACGGCGTGCCAGGGGCAGTCTATGCGATGCCGGGCGGCGACTTCGCAGGCGAGATCAAGGTCGGCAGCTACTTCACGGCAGCGGACAGCGCGGCCACGATGCTGAAGAAGATTCAGCAGTACGCCGAGAAGAAACTGAAGCACGAGAAGGCGCTGCATACGCTGCTGGAATTCTTCCGGGCGGGGCGGTTGACGCATGCATCTGTCGGCGCGTTTGCCTCGGTGGATGCGGTGGTCGCTGCCTACACGGGCGGCAAGGGACAGCAGATTCTGTTCAGCAAGACAGGAACGGCACCGACGGCTATTGGTGGTTCGATGAGCCTCTGGACGAAGGCAGGCTATCCGGCGGCGGGCGCTGCGGCTGCGGCTGCTCCGGGCGGTACGGTGCCGACAGCAACCACGACGGGGGCGCTCCCGCTCAAGAACTTGGGCACAGCGGGGACGATGCACTACCTCAACGCGACGGTCAGCGCGAGCGTCATCAACAATTCGCTGCTGATGTACGACCGCATCTTTGCTGTGGCCGCGGGTAACGCCCTGACGACGGGCGCTGAGATCGCCGTCACGGGTGTCCCGACGCGCTATCAGAACGGCACGGCAGGCAACGACGCCTACATCGGCGGGAACTTCTGCTTCCCCGTCAATAGCTCGCCAACCGTGGCGCTGGCGGCCACCGGCCACAATTGGGACGCTGGCGGCGGCGCGGGGGTCGGGATGACCTACCTTGACGAAGGCAGCGCGGCGAGCAACATGCCGGTGCTCACTGGCATCTCTGCTTGTGCCGGCGCGCAGATCGACATTGCGGTGGGCGCGGGCAGTTGGTTCGCCCCGCTCGCTGCGGGTGATGTTGGCATCAAGGCATTAACGAACATGAGCGCCAGCGCAGCGGTCGCCACGGGTGCGATTGACTGGGTGATCGGCCACCCCATTGCCATCATGTCCTGCCCGGTGGCGTTGCTCGCCTGCGTGGATGACGGCCTTTACACGGCTTTGAACTTGACGCACATCGAAGACTCGGCGTGCCTTGAGTTCCTTGAGATGCCGAAGCCCGCCACGACCGCCACGACATACAGCGGGGTAGTCCGGGTCGTCGGGGAGTAAAGCGTGGCTTTCCGCCGCCCTGCTTGGTACTACCGGAGTGGAACGCGGCTCCGCGGAGCCACGCTGATTCTCGCGCCGAAGGGCAACTCGCTTGCCCCGGCGGTGCTGCCGCTCAAGCCACCGGCAGGCGGCGTCGAGAACCTGACCCTCACGGTCACGCCGCAGACCATCACCCTGACGGGGCAGGCCGTCGCCCTGCGGACTGCCGAGCAACTGGCTGTCACCCCGCAGACAATCACCCTCACCGGGCAAGCGGTCACGCTCCGCGAGGCGAAGCGCGTCGCCGTCACTCCGCAGACGATCACGCTCAACGGGCAGGCAGTCACGCTGCGCGAAGCCAAGCGCGTTAGCGTCGCGCCGCAGACGATCACGCTCACAGGGCAAACGGTCACGCTGACTGAAGGTACGGCGGTAGAGAATCTGACGCTGCCGGTATCGGCTGGAATCGTCGCCCTCAATGGGCAGGTCGTCGGCTTGCGCCGGGCGCTAAAGGTGCCGGTCACTGCCGGGCAGATTGTGTTCAGCGGCTCGACCATCACGCTGCGGGAAGGCAAGCGGCTCGTCGTGACCGCAGGGCAGATCGGGTTCGCCGGTTCGACCGTGGGGGTAGATGTCCTCTACTACGGTGTCCTGAAGCGATGGGACGGGGCGGCTTGGCAGGAAACGTCGATCAAGAGTTACAACGGGTCAAGCTTTGTGCCGAGACTGCTGCGTCGGCATGATGGCACCGCCTGGCGGCGAGTGAGGCAAGTGTGACGCAGTACAACGCGACGGTTATCTACGACGCATCCAAGCCTTACGTTGGGGATGTCATTGGCACCTGCGGGTACGACAACGGCAACACCTACAACGCGCCCATTGGCTACGATGCGCTTGTTTGCCCGGTAGAGGTAGAAGAAGGCGCAGGAACTATCGGCGGCGGCGACGAACGAAGCCCATACCGCAGAAAACGCGGCGAATTGGGCGTCACCCGTGGAATGCTCAAGCCGATCAGCGACCGGATTCTCGCTGTTCTGGAGCAGGACGACACCCCGAAAGAGGTCAAGAAGTCGGTCAAGAAAGCGGTCAAGGCTGTTGCTAAAATGCAACAGTCTGATGAGCTTTCCACCGTTGCCACCGAAGAAGCACGAGCGGCGGTCGAACAGGCTTGGTTTGCATTGCAGTCAGAAAAGTCTGCTTTGGAAGCAAACTATGCTATTGTAAGCATCAACTGGATAGTTACTTTGCAGCAAGACCTTGCGGACTTGTACGCTTGGATTGATGATGAGGAGGCAGCAATCGTGCTGTTGATGACCGTATGAGCATCGAAAAAGACCTGCAAGACGGCGATGCCGCCAACCGGATTCTGTCCGACGAGTTCTTTGTCAGTCTGGTGTCAGGGTTGAAGCAGGACTTGCTGAACCGCATTGCGCTCACGGACCCCTCTGCCGCAGAGGTGCGTGAATCCACCTATTTCGAGATTCGGGGTATTGATTCGATCTTGATGAAACTGAAAGCACTGGCCGATAACGGGTTGTACGCCCGCCGCCAGCGTGAAAAGGCTTGACCAACTGAAGGAGTATCTTCAAAATGAGTGAAACTGCCAACACCCCGGAAGGGCTTGGTATTGACGCAGCAGCAGCACAATTCGCCAACATCTTGTCCGGTGATGAACCGAAAAACGAGGAGTCTGGTGAGGCGCAACCCACCGAAGAGGTGGAATCGGAAGGCGAGGTAGAGCAAGAAGCCGCGCCGGATGATGTAGAGGAAGTCGAGGAAGGCACGGAGGAAGACGAACCGGCCCAACCGAAAACCTTCAAGGTCAAAGTTGACGGTGAAGAGGTTGAGGTAACGGAAGACGATCTTCTCAACGGCTATTCCAGAACTGCCGACTACACCAAAAAGACACAAGCTCTGGCTGAACAGCGCAAGGCATTTGAGGCTGAACAGCAAGCCGTCTTGGAGGAAAGAGCCAAGTACGCACAGGTGTTATCCGCCCTGCAAGCTCAGTTGCAAACCGCAACCGCCCAGGAGCCGGATTGGGATGCTTTGTACGACCAAGACCCCATTGAAGCCTCCAAGCTGGAGCGGAAGTGGCGGGCGTACAAGGAGCAGCAAGCTGCGGTTCGCGCTGAACAAGAGCGGGTCGCGGAGCAGGAGAAGGGCGAGCAGATCAAACGGATGCGTTCGCACCTCCAGAACGAGATGGCAAAGGTTCTTGAAGCCATCCCTGAATGGAAGGATGAAGCGAAAGCGAAGGAAGGTCGAGCCGCCTTGGTACAGTACGGCAAGTCCATTGGCTTCAGCGACGAAGAGTTGAGCGCAGTTTACGACTCTCGGATGGTGAAGGTTCTGAAGGATGCCGCCGCTTACCGCGCCCTGCAAGAGAAGAAGACGACCCTTCAGCCCACCAAGGGGCAGGTCAAGACTTCAACTCCGTCTGCTGCCACATCCAAACCCGCACCGAGTGCCGTGACGAAGGCCAAACAGCGTCTTGCGAAGACTGGCCGCGTCGAAGACGCAGCCGCAATTTTCAAAGGTTTGATTTAAGGAGATTCATCATGGCAATGATTACTGGAAGTTTCACCACTTACGATGCCAAAGGCAATCGGGAAGACCTCGCGGATTGACAATTTGCTGTCATTGTTATAGCATCTAGTCCGCTAAGTGCTTTCGGATGAGGTGCAGAGATGACAGACGCGAAAACGTGGAAAACATTGGATCGTAACGACATGCTTACCTTGTTTGCTGAAAAACCCGCTACGGCGATAGCTGCGATGTTT